ACCGACGTGGACGCGGTGATCCTGTGATCTTGACACCCGAGCTGGAAGAGATCGGCCAGCGCGTCCGCGTCCTCCGGGACCGCGTGCTCGTGAAGGTGCTGCCCTATGTCCACCCAACGCTGGAGACGCCCGGCATTGAGATCAACAAGGGTGTAGTGGTGGCCGTCGGCTACGGCCGCCGCCAGCGGCGCAAGGTAGCGTTCAAGCAGGAGATCAGCGACGGGCCGCCGGTCCTAGGGCCGGGCGGCAAGGTAATGAAGTTTGCGAAGAGCAAACTCTCCGGCAAGACTCTGTACTTCGAGGACGGCCCGGAGACGGGCGCGATCATCCCGATGCAAGTGAAGCCGGGCGACGTCGTGGAGTTCAGTTTCCGAAACGTGACATTGGTTGACTTTGACCGCTGTGGGTTCCCCGGTATCGGGCACCTTGCATTCATCTGGCAGAAGGCGATCTACTCCGTCGACCCGGACGAGTCGTTACAAGACTGCCTGCTGTGGCAGCAGTCCGCGGGCTACGACCGGCACGGAAACTACATGTCAGGAAGCGAGGATTGGCATCGCGCCTAGTATGGGACAGAACGTACCGGACGACGAGCAGCTCGGTAGCATGGCGAAGGCGCAGACCCCAGGCGCACCTCGCACCTCCTGGGGGAAGTGGCCCAAGATCAAGCCGGAGACGGTCGCGCCGCTGCGCGACGGGCGGCCGGATCTGTACAACTACGTGCCGACGCGCTTCGTCTCCAAAGATGAGGCGGAGGCGCGCGGCTGGAAACTGTTCTGGACAGGCGACGTATGCGTCACCGGCCACCGCGCCGCGCGCTACGTATCGAACAGCAGCGTCTGCACCGACTGCCAGCGCATCGAGCGCGGCAAGTTGCCGGTCTACGGCAAGGGCGTCCCTGAGCTGGAGGCGGCGCGCAAGCGCAACTACACGCAGAAGAATACCGCGCCGGTCGGGCCGCCTGTCCCGAACGCCTCCGAAAAGAATTTTTTGGCAAAATACGCGGAGCACAAAGACTTCGCACTCGCCGCCGACGCCTGCGGGCGCACCGAGGCTGAGTTTTTGGCGATCCTGAGCTGGAACACTACCTTCAGGGACGCAGTTAACCGCCTCGAAGAGAGCATCGGGGTCACCCGAACGCTGAGCGTGACCGAAGATTTTGACTGGACAGACGAGAAGCGTCGCGCGTTCCTGATCACGTACGCCAACACGGCGGACATGAAGCAGTCGCTGCGCTCCGTTGGAGCCACCAACGTGCAGTTCCATAAGGAACTGAGCAGCAACAGCGAGTTTCAGAAGGATTTTGACGACGCCGCACAGATAGCGCGCGCTGTTTTCGACCACGCAGCCTCCGCGGCAGCCACAAAGGGCGACGCGCGCATGCTCGGACGCATCGCGGCGAACTTTTTCCCAGAAAAGTTCGGTGAGAACCTGAAGATGGATCTCAACGTCAAGCAAACTCTCAATGCGGACCAGATAAATGCGCAAATTACCCACCTCCTATCAAGATTTGATAGACAGGGTCTACTCTCCGCTCCCGACGAGCCTGAAAGAGATGATGTTGAAGCAGAGTACCGGGAGATTGAGCCTGTCGGAGCAGATGAAGCTGCTGAGTTGGCTGGAGCAGAGAGCGCGGACGCAGGACCAGACCCAAATAGTGACCTGGTTTCAGGATCCGAGTGACCATCCGGCACTGAAAAACTGCCCTCTCGGGAGAAAACACTACCCGAAGCAGATGCAGTTCTTCGCGCTGGAGAAAACCGACGACGAGATCGCGCTGTTTGGCGGTAACCGAACTGGGAAGACGCACTGCGGGTGTTTTGCTGACGTTCTTCATCTGACAGGGCTCTACCCTGACTGGTGGCCTGGCCGAAGGTATACGCACCCCATCGATATGTGGGTGGCGACAGACACCGCGAAGAACACACGCGACATTTTGCAGGATAAATTTTGCGGGAAGCCGGGCCATGAGCAGGCGTACGGCACCGGGATGATCCCGGGAGATTTACTGGTCAGGAAAACAGTGAAGCACGGTCTAGCTGACGCTTTTGAGTCAGTTTTTATCAGACACGTGTCCGGCGGGATCTCGACGCTGCAATTTAAATCGTACGACCAGGGGCGCGAAGCGTTCCAGGGCACGCGGCAGCATCGGATACACCTCGACGAAGAGCCGAAGCTTGAGATCTACACCGAGTGCTTGCTCCGACTCATGAGCACGGTCCCCGGGGAGGCGAACGGGACGCTGGTCCTCACAGAGACGCCGCTGCTCGGGGTCTCGGACCTGATGATCACGTTCATGCCCGACCTGTCGCCAGAACCGGACGCTGTGCCGGCCGCGGCGTGGGATATGGGCGAAGAGGAAGAGGTAGTTGTCGATGAAACGTACATTGAGAACGCCTAATGTCGAGAGCCGCGATATTTTTAGACATGGATGACGTCCCACACCTCGGCGAGCGAGAGAAGAAGCAGATCCTCGCGGGTGTCCCGTCGTGGCAGCTGCAGGCGCGTAAGTCAGGGATACCTGGTCACGGCACCGGGGCTATCTATCCGATCCCCGAGGACGTGATGCTGATCGAGCCATTCGACATCCCGTCGCATTGGCCCCGCTCCTACGGTATGGACCCGGGCTGGAACTGCACCGCAGTGATCTGGTTCGCGTGGGACATCGATAACGGATTCAGAGACGCCGCGGGCAACCAACGGTACCCGGCGGTGGCGTACGACGAATACTATCGCGGGCAGGCCGACCCCGCCGTGCACGCCGCGGCGATCATGCGCCGCGGCCAGTGGATCCCAGGCGTCATTGACCCCGCCGCTCAAAAGGCTCGCGGACCCGACGGCGAGCTGCTTATTGACGCCTACTGCCGTCTCGGTCTCAAGGTAAGCAAGGCCGACAACACGGTCGTGTCTGGCCTCGTACAGACCTGGGACATGCTCTCGACGCAGCAGCTGCGCATCTTCAGCACGCTGATGAACTGGCGGAAAGAGGTGCGCCTCTACCGCCGCGACGAGAAGGGCAACATTATCAAAAAGAATGATCACTTGATGGACGCCACACGCTACAACGTGATGAGCGGCTTCGACGTGGCGAAGGCGCCGCCGGCAAGCGATGGTGGGCTCCCCTGGTTCTCCTGGGACCCGGCGATGGTTACGAGCGGTGGCGTGTGGAGTGGGTGAAGCCCATCGACGAGGTGGCTAGAGACTTCCGTCGCCAGGGGATCTTTCTGTTGGTCGACGTGCGCAGTAGGCGAATCTGTTTTTACGGATACAAGCAGGACACCACTGAGATTAACCGCATGATCGACTCGCTCAAGGGGCGCAGCAAAGAGATGCAGGATTTTTTGATAAACACACTACGTACAGAGGGTGAGACCAAATGAGTGTTACGTTGAAGCTTACGCATGAGGAAGGTATCAGGCTCCGGCAGCAGTCTGCCCACAAGGTCGAGCACACAACCGAGCACACAGATAAGCTGACCGGCGAGAAGATCAAGGCTACCAGCACAGCCGTCGAGTGGCGATTCGTTAAACGTCCGGCGTCCGACGGCAAGATCGTAGAAGAGTGCCAGCAGGACGAGGACCCGCGCCGGGTAGACGCAAACGGCCGCAAGGCGCAGCTTGGGACGTACACCGTGCACATTACGCATGGCATGAACAACCTGGTGATCGAGCGCAAGGGTAAGGTAGCTCCATACAGCTTCAAGAATCCCGCGATCCGCAACCAGGTCCGGGTGCAGCACCAGCGGCTGGTGGCGAGCGGCAGGAAAACGAAGGACGGGAAGGAAGTGCACGAGTGGAAGAACGACGGCCCATCGAAGTACGTTCCCGCGAACACTTTCGACGGCGTCTACGTCGGTGACGGGCAGCGCGCAATCTTAGACGAGATGCCGACGTAAATGACGACAAACGCAGGCGACAACTGGGACCTTATCAAGGACGTGCCGGGACAGCACGGCCGCCTCCCACACTCGCCTGGCTTTGAGATTGAGGACGAGGGTGCGCTGATGTCGCGCATCCGTAACTTTCACGACGAGGGTGTTGGCGCCTGGGAAGAGAACCGGCGCATGCACTCTGAAGACCTGAACTTCATCTACAACGCAGAGGCTCAGGGGCAGTGGGACCCCGTCGTCCTGCAGAACCGCCGCGGCAAGCCATGCTACACCTTCAACCGGTGCCTCCAGCCAGTCAACATGGTCGTGGCCGACATGCGCCAGACGTGCCCGGCCGGCAAGGTTCGGCCGGCCTCAAACGGAGCCTCCGAAGCCGTCGCCGACATATTTGCCGGCCTCTGCCGCTCCATAGAGCAGTGCTCGCGCGCCGACCAAATTTATAAAGAGCAATTTAAGTTTGCTGTAGCTGGCGGGTTCGGTGCCTGGCGGATAATGCCGACCTACATGCAGGACGACGGCGAGGGCGCCTTCGACCAGGTACTCCGGGTAATCAACATAGCGAACCCGCAGACGGTTGTGTGGGACCCGCAGTGCGCCGACGCATGCGCGGGAGACGCCAACCGCTGCATAGTCGCAGAGCGCATCTCAGATGACGTCTACGACAGCCTTTACGGGACCGGCGACAACCCCCGCGGGAACCGCTCCAGCTTCAACATGTCCCGTGACAGCTACGGCTGGTTCACTGACAAGGAAGTGCGTATAGCTGAGTACTTCGAGCGGGTACCCCGCGAGAAGTGGATCGCTAAGATGACTGACGGCAGCGTCCGCGACTACGATGAGGACCTCCGCGCCACGGAGAACCACCTCGAAGAGAAGGGGCTGACCGCCGAGCGCGGCGTCATACGTATCGCCAAAAATAAAAAGACAGGCGAGCTGATGATCCGCAAGACCGTCAAGTGGCAGGTTATGTGGGTCAAGATCGACGGCTCCAACGTCCTCGAAGGCCCCTACTTCTACGACTGGAAGCGTATCCCCGTGGTCCGCTGCCCCGGCCGCTACATCAACATCGAGGGCCGCAAGAAGTTCCAGTCGCTGGTGCGCCACTCGAAGGACGCGCAGCGCAGCTACAACTCCCGCGCCTCGGACATGATCGAGCGCTCAGCGCTCCTCCCGAAGGCCCCGTACCTCGTCACTGAGGCGATGATCAAGGGCTACGAGAATGAGTGGAACCAGGCGAACGTCGCCTCCCGCCCGTACCTGCCCTACAACGTAGACAAGAACGCGGAGGGCGGTATGCCCTTCCGTACGCCTCCCCTCGACCTACCGCAAGGCGCGATGGCGCTCGCGCAGATGTCGATCCAAGATATTCAGGCCACAATCGGTTACTTCGATCCGGCGCTGGGTAACGCGGAAGACATGAACCGCGTTTCAGGGAAGGCGCTCGTGCAGCACACGAGGCGCTCGGACCTGGGTAGTTTCGAGTTTATCGACGGCTTCAGCTCCGCTCTCCAGCTCACCTGGGAGATGTTCGTCGACATGATCCCGACCGTGATGGACTCCGAGCGTGTCGAGCGCATCATCGGACACGACGGCGTCGAGAAGATGGAGACCGTCAACAAAGAGGACCCCCTTACCGGAGACATCATTAACGACCTCTCGAAGGGGTCCTATGACGTTGAGGTGGTGATCGGGCCCAGCTTCCAGTCCGCTCGCCAGGAGGCGCTCGACACGCTGATCTCGTTCGCTGAGGCGATGCCAACCGCGGCGCCGGTCATCCAGGACCTGATAGCGAAGAACATTGACATGCCGGACGCCCAGGAGATGTCGAACCGCCTACGGATACCGCTTATCCAGCAGGGTATCATCCAGCCTACCGAGAAAGAGAAGGCGGCGGGGATTGGGTCCCAGAAGTCTCAGCAGCAGCAAATGCAAGAGCAACAGCAGCAGCTTGAGCAGCAGCTCCTGCAGGCCAAGGCACAGAAGATGGGCGCCGATGCGCAGATTGCGCAGTCACGCGCGAAGATGAGCCCGGTAGAGCAGCAGAAGATCCAGTTCGAGACCGCCGGCAAGCACCTTGCCAACATCAAGCTGGCGCACGAGATAGGAGCCAACCAGCAACAGCAGCAGACCGACATGCAGTCCGCGCAGATGGACCTGGCCGCGAAGCACGTTGGCAACCTGCAGGACCTTACCCATCAGGCTCAGCAGCACCAGGCGGACCAGCAGCGGCAGATGGCGGAGAGCCACAACGCGCAGCGTCTCGCGTACGCAAACGAGCAGGCAGAGATGGTCCGCCAGCAGCAGCTGCACGAGGCTGAGCTGCAGCGAGCCGCGCAGGCGCACGCGCACGAGATGCGGCGCATGCACGAGAAGCACGCGCTCACGTTGCAGCACACGAAGGAGTTGAATGAGCAGAAGGTCGCCGCCGCCAAGGCGCTGGCCGCTGCTAAACCCAAGAAGCCTGCAAAGGCAGTTTAGTTTGTAACCCGGTCTGGTGAGACCCCGTCTCGCGGCGACGTACGCCGTGTTATTAGGAGATCGATATGGCGTTTTCACGCGAAGATTTGGAAAAATATGAGAAGCAACCGCAGAAGCAGGTAGACGACAAGTTGAACCCGTTCCGCGGAGCTACGCCCGCAGCCGTAGCTGACGCAGCCGCAGTCGCCGCCGTCGCCTCGGGCCAGAACGTTGACGCCACTCCGGGAGGCAAAGCTGCAGTAGCAGCCTCGGACCCGTTAGTCGATGACGACGCCCCTGTCGTCGACGAGGATGGGACACTCGGCGACCAGACCGATTCTGGTGAGGGGACTTCGGACGAAGCCGCGGAATCGTCCACCGCATCCGCCGAACTCAGCGGCGACTCAGAGCCCAACACGGACTTAGTTGGCGAGGAGGGTGAGGTAGAGGCATCACCCGCCCGGCCGGCACCCAAGAAAGGTTCTGCTGAGGAACGCATAGTAGAGCTGAACGATCTGCTCGAAGGCACAAAGATATTTGGCAAGCACATGCAGGACCAGCTAAAGAACGCTTTAGCTGAG